GCTGAGGTTGACCAGCTTGTCGAAAGACAGTCCGCTATCAGAGCAGAAGCGGAAGAAAAAAGAAGTCTGCTCGATAAGGTCGCAAAAATGAAGACCGCACCGATCGACAAGATCGAGGAAAAAGAGGAGAGAAAGATGGAAGAAAAAATCGAGCTCCGCAACACTCCGGAGTATATCCAGGCTTATGCCAACTACATCAAGACAAATGACATGACAGAGCTCAGAGCATTGTTAACACAGAACGGCGGCGGCGATGTTCAGGTTCCAAGCCTTGTATATGACACAATCAAAACAGCATGGGAGCGTGAAGGTGTCATGGCTCTCGTCCGCAAGGCTTATCTCAAGGGCAACCTCAGAGTCAGCTTTGAACTCACTGCAGGTGATGCAGTAGTACACACAGAAGGCCAGGCAGTCACAGAAGAAAGCCTTACACTCGGCGTTATTCAGCTGACACCGATCGCTATCAAGAAATGGATCTCCATTTCCGACGAAGCTCTCGACATGGCTGCAGAACCATATCTCGCATACATCTATGACGAGCTCACATACAAGATCGCAAAGAAAGCGGCTGATACTGTCATCGCTAAGATTGAGGCATGCGGCACTGCATCCACAACCGGATCCGTTGCTGTTCCTGTAATCACAGCATCCACAGTCACAATCGGAACAGTTGCCGAAGCTATGGCAAACCTGTCCGACGAAGCTCAGAATCCTGTCGTTATCATGAACAAGCTGACATGGGGCGCAGTCAAGACTGCTCAGTATGCTAACAAGTTCAACGTCGATCCGTTCGAAGGTCTGAAGGTAGTATTTAACAACAGAATCAAGGCATTCTCTGCAGCATCCACAGGCGACACATACATGATCGTCGGTGACCTGGGACATGGCGCACTCGCTGACTTCCCGAACGGCGACGAGATCACAGTCAAGAGAGACGACTACACACTGGCAACATCCGACCTCGTCAGATTTATCGGCCGTGAATATGTCGGCATCGGCATCGTAGCACCGAACGCATTCGTTAAAGTAACGAAATAAGCTATCAGAAAGGAAAAGACATGAGCACACTGGTACTTATTCCATCGATGGACACTGTCCCGATTCAGTTCGCACAAAGCCTCGCGATGCTGAACAAAACCGACGACTGCGCTGTCGCAATCAAGACCGGATCACTGGTCTATATTGCGAGGAACGAACTGGCAAAACTGGCGATCAAGATGGGAGCGGATTATGTGCTCTGGCTTGACTCTGATATGACTTTTGAACCGGACACGCTGACGAGGCTGATCCAGACAATGGAGGAAGAACAGGCTCCGATCGTGTCCGGCATCTATTACAGACGGGTTCCTCCGTATCGTCCTGTCGCTTTCTTAAAGCTGGATCTGAGTGGCGACCGGGCGATTACGGAAGAGCTCACAGACATTCCGGACAAGCCTTTTAAGGTTGACGGAGTGGGATTCGGGTGCGTGTTAATGCGCACCGACGTGCTTGTCAGCGTGATGGCGAAATTTGGCGATCCGTTCTTCCCACTTCCTAACGCAGGGGAGGACATAGCTTTCTGCTGGAGAGCCAAACAGTGCGGATATGACGTTATGATCGATCCAAGGATCGAATGCGGTCATGTCGGCCATTATGTCGTGACAAGGGATTTGTATGAGGCCTGCAATGGCCAGGGAGGCAGGAAATGAGCGAAATCAGTACAGAAGAGATGGAAACGGCACTCGGCAAAGTAAAAGTCGCCATGAGGCGCGCAGGGATTAATGCCGGACTGGATACAGAAATCGAAGATCTGATTGAGACGTGCATGGCTGATCTTGGCATTGCCGGAGTAGATGGCGCAAATGCAATTATTACGGATCCGCTGATCCGGCTCGCATATATCACATTCTGCAAGCTCCACGATGGTGAACCGGACGATTATGACCGTCTGAAGAAGTCATACGACGAGCAGAAGGCACAGCTGTCTATGGCCAGCGGATACACGACCTGGGGGTGAGCATTATGGATCGGTCAAGTATCGCATATCTCGTCTCAAAGGACTGGCTCCAGGATGAGTACGGCATCCAGCACGAGCTGACTTCTGAGCACGAGATTTATGTCCAGGTCGATTCCGTTATGTATTCAGAGTTCTTCGAAGGCGGGAGAAACGGACTGAATCCGGAACTCAGGTTCACGGCATTCCGTTACGATTACAACGGCGAGGACGAGATCAAATACAACGGCAAGTATTACCGGATCTACAGGACATACTTCGGCAAGGACGACACGATCGAGCTGTATGCAGAGCGGAGGAAAGGCAATGCCGACGATAAAGCCTGCTGATTTCCAGTCAGCAGTCTCGGCAATGCTTGACGAGTACGGCGACGAAGTGATTGAGGCAAACGAGAAAGCCATCCGAGATGTTGCCAAACAGGCGACGAAAGAGCTGAAAAAGTCCGGCGGTTATGGCGGATCCGGAGCTTTCCGGAAAGGAATCGGAAACGAGATCACGAAGACACGCATCTCGGTCGAGGCCGTCATCGGTGCCAAAAAGAATCCAGGGCTCACGCATTTGCTTGAGTTCGGGCATGCCAAGCAGAACGGCGGACGCACTAAGGCATTCAACTTCGTGGCACCGGTCAACGACAAAATAGAAGGCAAGTATATGGAAGAAATGGAGGAACTTTTGAAATGAAAATGAAAGATATTACTGACATGCTGGCTAGCACCGGCTATCCGGTGGTGTATCTGGCATGGCATGAGAATGAAGTCCCTGAGCTTCCGTATATTTGTTACTACTATCCAAGCATGACACCGGAGACAGCAGACAACACGCATTATGCGCAGTTCTATTCGTTAAACGTTGAATTGTATACAAAAAACAAGAATTTCGAAGTCGAATCAGCAGTAGAGGCCAAACTATTAAATGCCGGGATGGTCTTTACCAAAGAGGAAGACTTTCTATCAGACGAAAATATGTACGAAACACTCTACATGATGGAGGTATTTATCGATGGGTAGAATCAGATATGGTTTCTCAAATCTGTACTATGCTATTGCAACAGAAGGCACAGGCGGAGCTTTGACATATGCTACACCGGTAGCTATTCCAGGTGCGAAAAACATGAGCATGACTGCTGCAGGCAATCAGTATACTGAGTCTGCAGACAACACAGCATGGTACAACGGAACAACAAACGACGGTTATACTGGCACTATCGAATTTGAAGACACTGCAGCCGCAGACACTTTCCTACAGACAGTTCTCGGACGTACAAAAGCGACAAACGGACTGGTTGTCGAAGCTGCAAACGATCAGCCGAAAGAATTTGCTGTCATGGGACAGTTTGAGCTCAGAGGCGCAACAGAAGTCGGAAAGCGTGCAGTCTTTTACCGTGTTACAGCGTCTCGCCCTGATGTTGGAGGCGAGACAACAGAAGTCGGGAGTGCTCCGACCATTGCCAGAAATGTTGTCAATGTCACAGCGCTTCCGAGAATCAACGACAACAAGGTACAGGCATCCGCAATCAGTACAGATACGATTTATTCTTCGTTCTTTACTGCTGTACCTGAAGCAGCTTAAAAACTAAAGGAGAAGGTATATGAGGAAAACAATCAATATTGCAGGCAAGGATGTGGCACTTAAAGCCACCGCATCTACTATTCGGAAATATAGGGCATGGTTCGGCCGTGACCTTCTGGCTGATTTTCAAAAGATCCAGAAGACATCTGGCACTGAAGTGACTTCAGAAGTTATTGATATTATCGAATATCTGACATACACCATGGCAAGACAGGCAGATCCGTCAATTCCGGAGATCGATGATTGGTTGGATTCCTTCGAAACATTCCCCATTCAAGATTTTGCACTCGAAGTGGTCACTCTTTGGGCTGACTCGCTTCAAATTAAAATCGAATTAAAAAACGTGTAAGGCCGTCGGCTCGTCCGGAGTCTACGGCCTTGTTTTTATTAAGATGCATTCAAATAGGCCTGTCTATGGAGGATCTTGATCATCTGACCATGGGCATGGTCTACGAAATATTTATTGAGAAATCAAACGACAATTACGAATGGGATGAACTCGCAACGGCTGAGGACATCGCAAACTTTTAATTAGGAGGCAGTATGGCAGGCAATCGTATCAAAGGCTTAACAATCGAGATTGGTGGCAATACTACCAAGCTGAGCGAATCATTGAAAGATGTAGACAAGTCGCTCAAAGATACACAGTCTCAGCTCAAGGATGTAAACAAACTTTTAAAACTAGATCCTAAAAATGTAGATCTTCTGAAGCAGAGGCATGAGCTTCTCGGAAAGGCGGTCACAGACACCAAGAAGAGACAGGAAGAGCTCAAGAAGGCTCTTGAACAGCTGAAAGATGCAGGCAATACAGAAGAAAACAGAAGGCAACAGGATCTCTTGCAAAGAGAACTGATTGAGACCACTGATCAGCTGGACAAGTTGTCAAAAGAATACGGCAACGCACTCACACCTCAATTACAGGCGGTTTCTGCTGTTTCCGGAGAGGTTGCCGAGAAGACGAAGGGAATCTCAACGGCTGCAGGCATTGCTGCAGGTGGCATGCTCGCAATGGCCTACAATGCGGCAACGACTGCGGATGATCTGCTGACTCTGTCCAATGTCACAGGATTCAGCGTCGAAGAACTGCAGAAGCTGCAGTATGCCTCGAGCTTTGTCGATGTCAGCATGGAGACCATGACGGGATCAGTCACCAAGCTGACGAAGAACATGGCTTCAGGCAATAAAGTGTTTGAACAGCTCGGGATCTCAATCACAGACCAGAACGGAAACATGAGAGATGCAACCGATGTGTGGTATGAGGCTCTCGAGGCTCTCGGCAACATCGAAAACGAGACCGAAAGAGACCAGCTCAGCATGGAATTGTTTGGCAAATCAGCCATGGAAATGGCGGGGATTGTCGACGATGGCGGTGCGGCACTTAAACAGCTCGGAGAGGATGCAGAAGCGACAGGCAATATCTTGTCACAGGATGCGGTCGAGAGTGCGGTGGCTTTTAACGATCAGATTGACGAGCTGAAAGGGAAGGCGACCATGGCCTTCTTTGAGGCAGGGGCGGCACTGGCTGACACTTTGGTGCCGGCACTGGAGACGCTTGTCGATGTCATCACCTCGGTCTTATCTTGGTTCGGAAACCTTGACGGAAGCACACAGGCCTTTATCTTGACAGTTCTCGGACTGGTTGCAGCGATCTCACCGATTGCCGGCATTATCTCAACCATCACAGGAGTGGCGGCCGCTCTTAATGTCGCGATGCTTCCGATGATCGGCACTATTGCGGCGATTGTCGCAGGTGTAGCGGCGGCGGTTGCGATCGGTGTTGCATTGTATCAGAACTGGGACACCATCAAACAGAAAGCGAGCGAGCTTGCAAGCAATCTCAAGCAGAAATTTGAGGACATCAAGCAGAGCATAAGCGAGAAGATCGAAGCGGCGAAGCAGAAAGTCCACGATGCGATCGAGGCAATCAAAGGCTTCTTCAACTTCAAGTTTGAATGGCCGAAGATGTCGCTTCCTCACTTCAGTGTTTCCGGATCCCTGAATCCGATTAACTGGCTGAAGACCGGACTGCCTAAGATCAGCGTAGACTGGTATGCAAAAGC